CCCAAATGATCGGGATCGACGCATTCTTGACCTCCGAGCAAAATGCCGCCATTCGAAGCTTCAATCGATATGGACGATTGGGATGGGAGCGGGCAAGATGGCCTGATGCCATTCGCTTGGAACAAAAGATTCCTGATATACAAGTCAGGAACGTAAACATTACGAACGGAGGGAGTGGATATACCGGAACTCCAACCGCATCATTTTCAGGTGGGGGAGGAGCAAGCGCCGCCGCCACACTCACTAAAAACTCGGACAATGAGGTCAACGGAGCCGCAGTCACCAATCCTGGCACGGGATATACGTCCGCTCCAACAGTTACCATAAGCGGAGGTTCGGGTTCGGGCGCAACCGCAGAGGCTACAATCATTGCAGTCTTGGAGTTTGGAAATACGATTGGAGAAATTTTGCGAGTTACCGAGCATGACCCATATGAAACCGGAAGTTGTCAGGACTTGGCTTTTCGCATCGAACACTCTTCCACGTCAACTTCCGACTTTGGACAAGCGGTCTTGGTCAATCATTCAAGCACTTCTCCGGTTTACGTATTGTACCGAGCGCCATTCACGGGGTATTCGGCTGGCGATGATTATCCATACTTCTTGGCGGAATATGCGATTCTAGGGGCATTTGCCGATTATTTATTAGCCGATGGACAGTTTGAAAAAGCGGGTCCGATCCAAGCCCAAGCGGAATCGGTCATTATCCAAGAACTTGACAAGCTTGAGAGGCAACAAATGCAATCGAGCAAATTACAATTTATAACTTACGGAACCACATCACCCACAGGAATATAATATCATGGCATCAGAATATAGAGGTTTAGGACTTAACGGCGGAGAGTATATCAACGATACTGCCGCTCACACGGGAGACTTTTTTGCGGTACAAGCGACCGAGGATACGGTGCTTGCCGCGCAATCTTCGAACATTACGAATTTAGCTGACATCTGCACCGGACAGGACGCAACCACACTTTCTGCGGGAACCGTACTGTACGGAAGATTCACGAGCGTCACGCTTACGAGTGGTGCGGTGATTGCATATAATGTCTAATTCCGTCATATCGCTTGGCCTCGGACTCGGAGGCGGAAGGTCGGCTACTTCAAGTGGTCGAGCGGCTAGTGGTGGTTTTGCGAACGACTTCAGCGTACAGTTTGATGGAGTCAATGATTTTATAGGGTTTACCCCAAGCTCAACTATACAACTGTACGGTTTGTCGGCTTGGTTTAACTGCGATCATGTCATTGACGCGGATACAATTAGGGGCGTTGTGCTTGGACCAAGTAGTTCTAATTGGTTTCTTGGTTTTGGGGGCAACTTTACAAGCTTGCTCACCGATGAAATAATCTCCATCAACACGGGAGCGAGATATGGTTACGTTAGCTCATCCGCATCAATTGCAAAAGGTTGGCATAATGTAGTTGCGGCTTGGAGTACTTCTTCCGCCACAAACGGTGGAAACAACGGGTACGACATTTGGTTGGATGGGGTAAAGGTAGGCAATGCCGCAAACACAAATTTTGGTGCGGCTACGCTTTTTTCGCTTCCAACTTCTGCAATGCGATTTGGAACAAGAGCGGATGGAAACTATCCATTTGACGGCAAGCTTGATGAAATTGCAGTTTTTTCATCGCTATTGTCTGCCTCTGACATTGCGACCATTTACAATTCGGGAGTACCGGGTGACTTGACGGATTTATCTCCTGCCGGATGGTGGCGCATGGGTGACAATGATGGTGGGTCAGGCACTACCATTACCGATCAGGGAAGTGGGTCAAACAATGGCACTTTGACAAACGGACCGACATTTAGTTCAAGCGTACCATCATGAGCAGGAAGTATTGTATTATTGATGCGGACGACGTTGCAAGCGTTGACTTTAGTCAAGTGCTTGAAACAAGCGCTGAGACATTAAGATTTTCGATAGACGGTAGTCTTACCACCGTCAAGTACGAGGGCGCAAAGCCTCGATTCCTTTACGGAAAAGACACTTACACACACTCACAAATTCTCACAATCCTGTCAGGTTCGGATTGGACGCCAAGCGAGTAATGGCCACAGAAGTAGGAGAAGGAACGCAGATAAAGGCAAATCTTGCCTTTATGGCCAAGACTATTGGCGCGGTCGCAATAGCCACATACTCCTACGTCACGATCAAATCCGACATTGACGATTTGCGAAATGAGAACATTAGGCTTCATCACGAGGTGGATATGAATAGTGAGTTTAGGGTAAAATGGCCGAGGGGAGAACTTGGGGCTTTGCCTGATGACGCGGAACAAAACATGAGACTTTCCTTTTTGGAGAAGCAAATGGGAAAGCATGACGAATTGCTGGATAAAATAAGGTATCGATCCGTTGGGCAATGACATGGAAATATCCCATTATATGTTTGCGGGAGTTGGCGTTGCCCTCTCCATCCTCGCATTCTTCATTAAAAGAAACAAGTGGGAGCTTGAAAAGATGAATGATCGACTTCGCCAGTTGGAGATTGCCAATGCGGGACAATCAAAAGACCTTGCCCATCTTACCAAGCTTGCCGAGGATCGGCGCGAAGATGTGAAGAATTTATTCAAACGCTTGGAGGACAAATGAAATGTTTGAACTTCTTACGCTCTTTCTTACCGGTGGGGGTTCGGCCGCAATGGGGAGTATTCTTAAAGGCGTTTTTGGTGCGATTACCGATGCTCGTCAGCAGAAGTACGAAATGGAAATGGCGAGAGAATGTAGAAACAATGAGTTCGCTCTTAAATTCCAGGCGGCACTCAATAGTGGGCCTGGTGGAGCTTTTACTCGTGCTACTCGCAGGATGTTGGCTCTTATTGGGATGTTCACGCTCTCATTCATCACCTGCATCACTACCCTCTTCCCAAGCGTTCCACTCGTCAGCATCACAAATATTACAGGTGAAGGAAAAAAAGAATTTCTTTTCGGACTCATCAGTTTTCCGGCAGAGCAAGCCCCTTTGGTCGTTACAACGGGACATATTGCACTCTTCGAAGCAACAGTCGTGTTGCCGTTAATCATTGGATTTTATTTTACACCAGGAGGCAGAAGATAATGTTTGATCGGGTTTCATTCGTAGGCATGAGCGGAACGCTCGCAACGTTCGGCTTGTCCGCATTTGACTCGGTCATTGGCATCCTGGTCGGCTTGGTAACCTTGGCGTATATGAGCCTAAAACTTTATCAGGAAATTAAAAACAAGAAGTAATGCCACGTTATTCTCCATCCGGTCCGCTTGACGATCCCACGCTTGTCGATGGGGATCGTGGATTTCGCGGTATTGATTCTTACCTTGAGAACACGTCATTGGAAGGTGGATTCGTTGAGACTAGCGAGAATATGAGACTGACCGGAGACTTGGCGGAAACCCGCAAAGGGATTGATTTCTTGGCTGGCGGTTTGACCCTTACTTACAATGGGTCAGACGAGCGAGTATTTGCATCGACACTCTTTTCGGACCCTGCCACGGGAACCGAGTTCGTGGTGGTCGCAACAAAGACAAAAGCAATCATTTGGAACGATGCCAACAATTCGGGCATTGCAATTGATTATCCCGGTAGCGAGGTGGTTGCAGATGCGGATGGCGCATCCTTCGTGCAGTCATTGGAAAAACTTATTTTGTTTCGTGGCAAAAACAAAACCCCTTTGGAATGGGATGGAGACTTTGCATCTCCGTCTGATTTTGTAGTCAAAGCAAATGCAAGTCCGGGCGCAGGGAATATACAATGTCCGAATACGGACTTCGGAGTTTTTCATAGAAATCGTTTGATCATCCCACAACCTACGGATTCGAACTATACGGTCTTGATGAGTAACTTGCTCAATACCGACAAGTACACGACCGCAGACGCGCAGTTTAGAATAAATAAGGGAAGTGCGGATAAACTAGTTGGATTCTTTCCATATCAGGAAGATCAGTTGATTGTGTTCATGCGCAACTCGATCCATATGATCAACAACATTGCAACCGTCTCCGCGGCAAACACTTACGAGATTACACGCCAGCACGGATGCGTAGCTCGCAAGAGTATTGCTCAAAGTGGACCACAGACTTTCTTTCTCAGCGACAATGGAGTAATCGTATTGTCGCCGGGAACTGATCCGGCAAAAGGCTTGGGGGTGGCAATTTCGAAAATCAGCGGAGAAACAATTCCGATGACTCGCCCGATACAAGATCAGTTTGATGAAGTAAACTTTGATCATGCGCATAAGTCTTGTGGAGTGGTTTTTGACAATCGTTACATCTTGGCCTGTCCGACGGGAAGCTCGACCGTACCAAATAAAATCTTTGAGTTCGACTTGCTCACATCGACATGGACTAGCGTAAATTCATATCCTGCAATGTTTGGCGATTTGGCTTTTCACGTTGATGATTGGGTGGTTTGTATGCACGACAATGGCTCAGACCCACCAAGACGCAGACTATTTGCATGTAATGACACAGGGTTTTATCTGATGGAGGAAAACAATGCCGATGATTCGGGTCGCAAGATTGGATCGACTTCGGAATCAGGAACGACTGCAATTGCGGGAAAACTCAAGACTCGTTCGTTTACTTTTAATAGCGTAGACGTTAAACGTTGGAGGCGTGGACAGGTCGGAGCGAATACCGTGGCATCCGATGCCTTTACAATCAAGGTAAATACGATTGATCCCGATACTACAAGCACGGTATTTTCGCATACCGCTTCGGGGACCGAAGAAGCGTTGTTTAGATTTGGAACTGGTAGAGTTCGGGGCTATGGCGCAAATGTCGAAATTGACGTGACTGCGGGAAGACCGAGCTTTAGACACATTAGCTTGGAAGCGATTGCCAACGGATTGAACGCAAGGAGGACGGTTACCTAATGGCCATTACTGCGTCAGTTACGAGAGGGTTTACCTTTGCTACGGGCGTTGACGTTACGGCCGCCTCGCTCAATCAACTTGGAGAACCAACCGTTACGATTGACGAGAGCAACGTTGCCATTTCGGGCGGAACGGTGAGCGGGTTGAGTTCGCCCATTGCGATTGCTGATGGCGGTACAAATGCAACCTCCGCGAGCGCCGCAAGATCAAACCTTGGCCTTGGCACGATTGCCACGCAAGGAAGTGGTTCGGTTGCAATAACCGGAGGAACAATGAGTGACACGCTTATTACGCTAAAAACTTACAATGTGGCGGGCGTACCATCCGCAAGTCCTGCGGGACAAATAATATTCGTAACGGATGGGAACTCAGGCGCGGCTACGGTTGCGGTATCAGATGGTTCGAATTGGAAGGTCGTCGCGTTGGGGGCGAATATATCGACATGAAGATAGCAGAGTTATTAAACAAAGGACCGCACACAGTTGATTGGAACCGTGTGGCAAAGGAGTCCTTTCCGCTTTTTGCATTAGCCGCCGACATTAAAAAAAATGGCATACAGAATCCAATACTTCTCAAAGACGGAAAGATTGCCGATGGGATTCATCGCTTGTTTGTTCTTTGGCTTATGCAATACGAGGGAGAAATTCCAACCAAGGATTTAGAACAATGAGCATCTTGGCAAAAGTAAAGGATTTGTATGAGGAATGCTCGATGGATATGTTCAAGGACATATCCGTATATATGAATTATGGATACGTGCATAAAACTCCAACAAGTTTCATTTTGGCAAAAACGGTTAATAAGGATAGTAACACTCCACCCGCAGAGCAATGGAAGGTGAGTAATCCTAACGCATGGTTTGTCCACATGGCTTTGGGGGATGATTGCATTCCTTACTGGATTAATCTCATGCCTTTCAAATTGCCTTATGTGGGATGGGCGAGGGAAAATAAAAAAAAGCCAATCAGGTTTTACGATTTAAATAAAATTATACGGAGAAAATAATATGTCAGGTCCAACTTATAATCAACCGCCCGTTCCGTCATACGGTGAAAGTTTAGGAGAGGCTTTAAAGGCACAAACTGATTTATTGCGAGGTACAGGTGAGTTTGAGGGAACAGGTGGTTTGCAAGCTTTGGTACGCGAATACGAAGCCCCGCTTCGCCGTGAAACCGCACAGATTGACACCGACGTCCTTCGGCAGACTTTATTGGGTACTGAGCGTAAGGTTGTACGCGATCCTGAAACGGGTAAATTTGGGATACCGGGCGCGGAACCAGTTGGTCAGCAACAATTTAGAATTGAGGAGAGTTTTACAGAAAAGCTGAATGGTAAAGGTGTAACTCAATTTGACCTAGTAAACCCTAATACGGGTGACCTTATTTCACGAGAATTTATCAGCGACAAAACTCCGGCTGAAGCAAGGCTTGAATTATCCAAAAACAAGCAGTTTACAAAGGGTTTTAGTGAAGCTGATATTGAAAGGCTAAAAAACCCTGATACAGACTTTGCGTCTGCAAATTTCGGGGGCGGAGAACCGCAAACTGCGGGTGGTGGTAGGTATCAGATCGTGATGCAACAACCATCCTCTATTGCGCCGAACGCACAATTTCAGGGAGCTACAGATGTAACAGGTGCGGTTTACACAATAATTGACATAGAAACCGGTGGCGTTTTGGATAGTTTTGGTGGTGAAGTAAAACGACTTCCATCAGGATCACGAGGTGCAGTAGGGGAAGTAGAAGCAGAATTTAACGAGGCAGCAATTAAATCGGCTGTGGCTGAACTAGGATTATTACAAGACACCATTGATACAGACGGACTCGAAGCAGTTACTCGCGAGTTTGAATTTACCAACCCCAACATTCCCGCAGACCCATCCAAAGCGGGTCAAGAAGGTTTTGATTCGGAAGGTCGCGCCTTACTTCAAGAAGGTCAGGTAGTCCGCGAAGGTGACGGCATGATCGACTTGTTGGGCGACAGGCGACAAGCAATCGATCCCGCCACAGGTTTACCAAGCGGACGTCAGGCGGGCTTTGACGAGCAAGGAAACTTTCTTGGCCTTTCCGCTCTTGCCGAAGACGTTCAGCGTGGAAACTTGTCGCGCCAACGCGAAGCCGATCTTGCGGACGTTGAGCGTTTATCAGGTCGTTTTCAAGACGTAATGGCAGATTATCGTCCGGGTACGACTGAAGCGTTGGCGGGTGCGCGGGAAGTGCTTGAGGCGCAAAGGCAACGCCTGGTTGGGCAACCTGCTTCAGGGCAAGCTGATAAGTCAGACCTTTTTGTGCTGAATCGATCCTTTAATGAGATTGAAGAGGAGTATCAAAGCGCACTTGATCAATATGGCCCCGAAGCGGCGGATGCCATGCGAGCGGCATCGATAGAACAACTCCAAAATCGCGCTGAAATTGCAGGACTTACGATGGATCAAGTCCAAGCGGGTCCACAGGCGCAACCCGCGCAACTGACGGGTTTTCAAGACCCAACGTTCACGGCGGAAACTCAACTCACCGGAGATGCGGGGCTTTTGGGAGTTTTGCAATCTGCCACACAAGCGGACGTGGACGCGGGACGCGCTACAAGAGTTGGAGAGACCATACAGGTCGATCCGCTCCGCGCAAGACTTATACAAGATGCCCGTAGTGCGTTGGGTGAGGGATTGACCGAGCGCGAGGAGCGACAAATTGCCGAAGCCGCAAGGGCAAGGGCAACCATGATGGGTAGAACCTTTGATCAGTCGGAAGCGATTGCTGAAGCCCAAGCTCGCGTTGCCGAGGACAATCAACGCCGTATGCAAAACCGCGCATTCGCAAGCCAAATACTCGGACAGGAAGCGGGCTTGCAAAGTGGAGATTTGGGCAGAGGTATGCAACAGGAACTTCGCCAGGTCGGAGCGGACATGGATGCCGAGCGTTTGCGTCAGGCGCAGACTGCCGGATTTATTGACGCATCCACACGATTGGCTGGCCTAGAAGCGAGTACCACGATGGACCCATTTGCCGCTCTTCTCAACCGTGCGGGTGGTGGAAGCTTGGGACAAGCCGGACAAGTGTTAGGTCAAGCTGGATACGGATTGGCAAGTGGTCCGCAATATCTCAATCCCGAAGCAGGACTTGGATTTATTTCACAGATGGCGGCTAATGAGGCATCAATGTATGGTGCGAACGTTGCGGCTGATGCGGCGATTAAATCAGGATTGTACCAAGGCATTGGAAGTGCGGTTGGGGGAGGTTTGCAAGGTTATCTAGGCAAAAAATGCTGGGTCGCTCGCGAAGTCTACGGACCCTTAAATCCGCAATGGTTGCAGTTCCGCAGTTGGTTGGATACGGAAGCACCAAATTGGTTCTACAACTTATACTTGAAATTTGGAGAACGCTTCGCGAATTGGATAAGCGACAAGCCACGCATCAAAGCAATCATACGCAGATGGATGGATTCAAAAATTAGGGGATAACAAATCATGGCAAGACGACCATTCTTTTCAGGAAATTACGGATCAGCGCTCGGATCGTTTGACACGGCGGCAAAGTTAATCGCGCAAGCCGGACAGACCCAAGGTCAGGCAATGGCGAATATTGGCAAGCAAATCGGAGATACAATTGAAGAGTATCAATTGAATAAGGAGAAGCAGAAAAAAAATAAAGCCTCTATTAAGAGTCAGTCAGATATGCTTGATTTACTAGGTGAACAAGACAAAAGCAAACAAGCTCAATATCTTGCACTAAAAGAGCGACTGAATGATCCTGACGTGCCGTTAACTGAAAGAGCAGAGTACGCAAAGGGTTTGATGAATACCCTTACGATTACATCTCAAATGGAAAACCAAAAGCTTGTGAACGACATAAGACAACAAGCATTTAATCAAAACAAGAAAAATCAAGAAGATTTAGATAATGCTCTAAGCATTTTAAGAGATACGAGAGAAGGATTGGTATCAGCCATAAATGATGGCTCTTTAGACAGAAACACATTGACAGGGACGGCACTTTTATTAGTTGATAACCCAGCTCAACTAGCGTTGGGGACACGCGCCACAGTTGACTATTTTAAGTCTGATCCCGATAAAGAGAAAGAAAGACAAATTTTTGAAGGAATGGGTGGTGTTAAAGGTGCAATCGAGCGCGCTGAAGATAAGTTTGATATGGATGCTAGAAATGTCGAATCTTTAATAAACTACAGAGATTCATTGACTAAGGGAAAAACTGTTCAACCGACCGCTGAGCCTGATTTGAAATCTTTACAAAGTGAATTCAATCGTTTGGGAAGTATGGAAAGTGGTATTGAAGGAGATGAAGGCAAAGTTTTGACAATTTCTGAATTGTTTGTCAGAGAACCCGATGGTTCACTCGTCATTGATGAGGATTATACGAGTGATTTAAATGAGTTAACGAAAAATAATGCGCAATTGTATATTGAACAATCACGTAAAGTATTGAATGCACAAGCCCGTCAACCAGTTAGAGTGTCGAGTAAAGTCAATATTAAGTCATTAAATGAAACGCCAAACGTTGGTGATGAAATACAATTTCCTGATGGAAATTTGGGTATTGTGAGAAGTATTGATCTCAATACGGGCGAGGTTATATACGAATATGAAAGCAACTTGGCAGAGTTTAATAAGCAAAGAGAATTGGAAAAAGTGCGCGCAAAAGAGCGTGAAGAAGAAATAAAAAAAATAAACCAAGAAAGGCAACGACAACAAGAACCTGACATGGATAAAAAGTTACTTGAAGCAGGTGGCTTTACTGAAACTCCTATTATGCCGTAATGATAACCTCAAATTCAAATGGCGACGTTATTTCTGTTCAAGAAATTTTACCCAAAAGAATAACATCTAACTCTTTAGGTGAAATTGATTTCGAGTTGACCGACATGATTGCGTCTAGAGGGTTTAGGGTAGAGCCTTCTGAACCCGACTTCATAGACACAGGAATTATTATAGGGGCAGAAATTTTAGGTCCGGTTCTTGGTTCGGTTCTTGGTCCAAAGGGTATCATTGCAGGATCGGCGCTTGGGAATTATATGTCGCAGAAATATAGAATAGCTAAAGGTTTCCAAAGTGATGTAGGACTTGGTGAACTTGCTACTGCGACTGCGGTTGGTTTTGTGCCTGTTGGAAAGTTTGCAAATGTGGGAGTCGGTAAAAAAGCGGCTATTCGAGCAGCTCAGGGAGCGGGACTAGCCACAGGCGAACTTGCGGGCCGCACAGCACTTGATGAGAAGCGCGCACCAACTAATGAAGAAATTGCAACTACACTATTATTCGGTGGCGTATTTGGTGGTACGCTTGGTGCGGCAGAAGCGAAGTGGATAACTAATAATATAGGCACAGAAGTTAGTGAAGGTATGACCCGTGCGGATGTCGTAAAAAAATTTGGTAAAGATATCGAGGGTGCGAACGGAGTTGATAATAAAAAAGTTGGAAGTCCTATTCTTGAGAAAATGGATACCGAAGGATTATCAGATGTAAAAGACCCTGAAGAGGTAGCGGACAAATTATTACAAGCAACTGAAGTAAAACTTCTAGATGAGGTAGATACTGCTCTTGAAAACTTAGCCAAAAGACCCCCACTAGAGGAGGGAACCAAATCTTTCGACACGCCTACGATGGAGCGTGGTGCGTTGGAAAGATTTTCCCAACCATCTTTTGGTAAAGGAAGGATTTTGGGGGATGAAGCATCCTTACAAGATGCAGTAAAAGACATGGATCGCATACAACGGTCTTTGGATGATCAAATGCTTCAAGACAAAGAAATCTTTGATCCCTTAATGAAAATCAAGGAGCAAGGCACTATTCGGCAAACTGCTCTTGATGTACAAAAGCTCGGAGATACCGAGCAAATCTTGCGTATTAAAGAACGAATAAAAAATTTAGATCATAAACTTGGCAAGGGAAAGGGAGCAAAAAAAGAACGCGCTCGTCTTAATGCAGACCTAAAAAGAATCTACAAGCGTAACGGTATGAATCTTTTGGATTTAGAAGATGATATGCGAGCCGCACAAATGGCTCCGACTGACCCGGTAGTCGGTATGCGTGATCGTCCAATGAAGCAAGCTGATGCAATGAATAAGGAAGAAAAGCTTGCTGAAAAATACTTTGGAAATAATTACGAGAAATATTTTAGCTCTGCTTTTGGAACCGGAGCAACTGCGCTCGGAGGAGGCATACAGTTTTTTTCTGAGGATGAAGAAAGTGAAATAAGGAAAGCAGGGTTTGAACCATTATTGATAGCATTATTGATTGCCGCTGGAATTAGTCCAAGAGTGTTCAAATCAATTGCCAAAACAAAACATTTTAAAAGAGCGGAAGCTAAAATAAAATCAAATCCAACGAAAGCTGAACCAAGTTTTGTCAAAGATCAGAAGATAGAACAAGCAACGAGTGGTATCTATGTACAACCAAACATCTTAGATAAGTTAAAAAAGGATATAACGGAACTTGCTGGAAGAGTGCTTACGCCGATTTCAAGACAGACCAAAAATCTAGACAGAAAACTCGGAACAACTTTAACGGCAACTTTCAGGAACTTAGGTTTACGTAAAGATATTTTAATTTCAGATTTTTCAAAGAGAGCATTTCCTTTTCTAAAAAGCATGAAAAAGAGTCTGAGCGATTCAGAATACGAAAGGTTATTTGAAAACCTTTGGTTTGGGGATTATGAATCGGTCAAGAAAATCATAGACAATAAAAAACTCATGCACAAAGTTGGTCCACAACTTGCGGAAACGCGCAAAGTGTTAGAAGAAATAAGAGACTATGCAAGGGAACAAGGAGGATTTAACGTCGGATACATAGAAGAATACTTTCCAAGGCTTGTAAAAGACCCAAAGGAATTTAGAAAATTTTTAGATGAAAATCCTAACTTTAGAGAAGAAAAAAATGCCTTAGAAAATGCGATTAGCGAATACGCTTTGCAAAAAAAGGTGAACGTTAGTGATCTCGACGAACAAGAAATTGGTGAAGTTATAAGTAGAAATTTGAGAAGCATACCGAAGGCACAAAGTCGTGTACCAGGCAACTTTGAGGCAAGAAGTATATTTGGTCGAGAAAAGTTTGCACTTATTAAGGATGCCTATGAGTCGCCTGAGAGGGCTTTAGATAATTATATACGATCAACGGTGGATGCAGTTGAGACACGCAAATTTCTTGGGCAAGTAAAAAAACCTAAAAGCGAAACTGTCGGATTTAAGGGGAGCGAGGACTCCTCTCCTTCTGGCGATCTTGGATCGAGAGTAAATTTAGACGACAATCTCGCATCTGTAATAGCGAAAGATTTTCTCAAAGGTAAAAAATTTGATAATGAGGATTTGGAAAAATTAAAAGAAATTTTGCAATCCTCATTCTCCGGCGGGAAAGAGTCCCAATGGATAAGAGGACTCAAAAATTTGAGTTATATTCAGACCATGACCAATTTTGGTTCAGCGATAACCCAGCTTGCCGATAACGCATTTAGCATTCATTTTAACGGACTCGGAAATCACTTCAAAACAATAGTTGAACGCAAAAATATGTTTGATTTTGCAGATGCAATTGGCCTCAGTAATCGTGAGTTCGAAAACATGACCAATACAGATAAGCTTACAAAAACCTTAGATGATTTATTCAAGTTTACCAAACTCAAACAACTTGATTTATTTGCAAAAAATGCGTACATGAATGCGGCATGGCGTAAATATCATAATATGGCTAATCAAAAAGGGGGGTCGCAAAAACTTGCCGATGAATTAAGACCATATTTTGGAGAAAGAACAAATACAATAGTACAAAAAGTAAGACAGAATGCGCCGAAGAACGAAAAGCCACCCGCAGAAGTTACGGAATTAGTTTATCACAAGCTCCTGGATGTTTCCCCTGCTTCAGCAACTGAAGTTCCACTAGCCTATATGGCTAATCCTAACTTCCGCATAATGTACATGCTCAAAACTTTTACAATAAAACAATTTGATGCTATGAGGACGGCAGGATTAACGGATATGAAGGCTGGCGCAAAACTGTATTTAGAAGGTAGAAAAGACGGTGATTCAAGCAAGCAAGATCAAGGCGCTCGTTTGGCAATGAAGGGATTAAGTAACGTCGTAAAAGTCGGAAGCATATTTGCCGCCGCAAATGCAACCACAGACATGATAAAGGACACAATTTACGGACGACCGATCAAAAGAGATGAAACTTTTGAAAATAACTTATGGCGACTTTTAGGTTTAAGTAGATACACATATTACACCGCAAGGAGAGAGGGTATAGGTAGTGCGGCTATTGACTTGATTGCGCCCCCTGTTGCCCTTTTTGACAGGGCAAGCAAAGATATACAAGCGATAGTGGGTGATAAAGAATATAAAGGTGCGATGCTTCAAGGGACTCCATTGGATTTAATTTACTGGAGACATCTTGGAGGGCTTGACAAAATCGAAAGAGACAAGTAACATACCCCCATACTATTGTTAGTATTCTTTCTTTGAAGGCCCGTAGGTATCTCTCCCTACGGGTCTTTTTTTTATTTTATGTTGACAGTACTGTACAAGGGTTATTTTGTCGGTTTTCCTAACTAACAATTAACTATAACAATAATGATATGACATTCTTAGATAATATTCAAAGGGCGCCGGATTCGGGCGGGGGAAGTGGAAACTACGTTAAGCTACAACAAGGCAAAAATTCTTTCCGCATAGTCGGTTGCCAGGCAGACAATGGATTCATAAACGGTATGCTCGGTTGGGGAACGAACGAAGACGGTGGGCGCAAACCTTACCGTTGGAAAGTCGGCGAAGAAGCACCCCGCAAATTTGAGGACAAACCCAAGGAGTTCTTTGCCATGAAGGTATACTCTTACGCCGAGGATCGGGTGCAAGTGCTGGAGATCACGCAGAAGATTTTGAAGGATACCCTTTACAGTTACTGCCAAGACCCTGATTGGGGCGATCCGCGAGCATACGACATCGACATAATTAAGAATGGTGAAGGGTTGGAAACTTCCTATGCGATGGTTGCAAAGCCCCACAAAAAGATGACTGACGAGCAAAGAGAAATCGTCTTGGCAACCAAGGTTGACCTTACTGCTCTTTACGATTCCGGTGATCCGTTTGACGTTTCGGAAGAACCCAAGCCGCAACCTGAACCGAAACCTGAACCCGATCCTGAGCCTGAGTCGGAATCGAAACCCGAGACAAACGATCCAAGCGTACCATTCTGATATGATCCTAGAAGTACATACAAATCCATGTCGCTATAAGCTGAAGGGTAAGAAGCACAATATGCAGGACATGTTGAGCGTTAGCTCCTTCATTCACACTTATCTGTCGGATGGTGGCGATCCGAGAAGGATTCATCTTGCGTGTCGTGACCTCGCACTAGATAGCAATCTCGGCGTGAGTACCAAAATTACACACAGTAACGTTGAGATTCAAAGAACAGTACTATCAGTTACAATAAACGAAAACGAAGATGCTCCAAACTGGGATTACTAATAGCGAATATCATAGCGGACCGGAATTATCTTCTTCCATTGCCCGAAAGATAATAAGTTCAAGTCCGAAACACGTCAGATGGATGTTGGACAACCCGCAACCTAAGACACCCGCCCTTGCGATGGGCGGGTGTTTTCATGGCTTAGTCTTGGAGCCGAGCAAAGTGGAGTCCGAGTTTGGAGAAAAGCCCGATCAAATTGACGGTAATGGGCCACGGACAAATGCGTATAAGGAAGCGTTTGCGGAGATGGAAGCTCAATATCCTGAGAAGCAATGGTTATCGGCATCCGATTACGACGTCTGTTGCGAGATGGCGGAGTCCTGCTTGGATCATCCCGTAGTCTCCGCATACCTGGCGGAAGTTGATGCAATCATCGAAGGGAGCGGATACTTCACTATGGAAGGCGCGGATTGTCGAATCCGTCCCGATTACTTCCTACCGGATGCGGACGTCGTAATTGATCTCAAGAGTACGCAAGATGGAAGCAAGAAAGGTTTTGCATCCTCGGTGAGAACCTATGGATATGCACAACAGGCATGTTTCTATATGGAAGGATTGAGAATGCTCGGATATTCCCCGAAACAATTCATCTTCGTTGCCGTGGAAAAGAAACCACCCTACGTGGTTTCCGTCTACACCCTGAGAGGCTCGGACATTGACCGCCATAGGGAGGACATGAGGCGGGCATGTCAGCTATGGGCGCAATGCAAATCGAGCGGCATATGGCCGGGCTATTCGGACTCCGTGGAGACCCTCGATTTAAGCAATAAATTCAATAGTTCCTCGGTCACCAGGACGGCAAGTATGTTCGGGGTTTCACGACCTTATGTCTACAAGATAATCGAGGCGTTCCAACTAGAAACCCGCAAGATTGGCAACGAGGTCCGCGTGGACATGCATGAATTCGCCAACGCCATGCGTTGGTTTAACGAGGGTAAGAAGGATGAGCAATGAACTTGGAAATCGATAGGCTCAGGAAGGGCGTAAAATTTGCCAAGGATCACCTTGATGATGCGGAATACAATGAAGCGTTAATCGTGTTACATGCGGTCGTGGATCGGATTGTTACAATGATTGAACGCAAGGCGGGATACTCAACGGTTGAAGGTGTAATCAGGCAAACGAAGGACAAGCCAAATGGGAAAAATAAACAGTCGAGCAAAGGGAGCTAGATACGAGCGGGAACTAGCCCGCTATTTGGATGAGAACGGATTCCCTGCAAGGCGCGGTCAGCAATTTGCGGGTGGGTCCGACTCACCGGACGTGGTGAGTGAAGAGTTTCCGTTTCATATCGAAGCCAAATTTGTCGAAGCACTGAACCTCTATAAGGCAATGACTCAAAGTTTAAGAGACGCAGGAGACAAACCCCCATGCGTCATACATAGAAAGAAGAACTCGGAGAGTATGTTCACCTGTCGCCTGAGCGACCTGGTCGCTCTCCTCAACAAAAAATCGTGGAATGAAAATAGCGGCATTAGTAAAGATTAAACATGGAGAGATTTGGAAAGCATTGGAAACTTTGGGTTGGTCGCAAGCCGAGCTTGCCAGGCAAACGGATATGGACCAATCGAAAATCGGGCAGATCATAAATCTTAAACGCAGACCTACCGAGGGAGAGGTCAACAAAATCGAGTTGGCGTTTTTGGATGCCGGAATGATTGTGGACGTAATAAGCGAATGGCCTGAGATGTTTACCACAAAAGCCAAGAGCATGACTTATTACCAAGACATTGAGTCAGACCGTTTGCTACCAAATAATCAGTCATTGAATCTTGAAAACAAGGAAATCTTGCAAATGCTTTTCGATAAACTCGATTTGATTGAGATTGATATTCTTTTGATGAACAGGGTTGAAGGGCATCCGATGAGTGAGATAGCGAAAAAGCATGATTTGACTGTAAGTAGAGTTGGGCAACTTTCGCAGAACTTGAACAAGAAAATATATGAGTTCAATGAAAAGCTTGACCTTGATGGGAGTGCATCCAAGTTAGGACTTACAATATACTTGGATGAAAAACCTGAGTTCAGATTTGTTGAAACTCAAAACCCAAAAGCGTTTAGCGGAAAGTTTCCCGCACTCGCAAAAGCATTGGCAACGGCATGAAGAAGACGTTGAAGGAGTTGAAGAAAATACCGTTCGAAACCATGGAGGGTGAGATTATTGAAGTTGATGGTGTATATTGGAGGATTCCAAAACCCGCGACTAGAGCAATACTGGATCATTTGAAGTATAGAAAAAAACCATGCAAAGAATGCGGAAGAATCACTCCATCCATTGCGGATTTCATAAAGTTCACCAAGAGTCACTCCACCCCCAAGGAAGCTTTTCAAACACTATGGCAAGTCGGAGAAGATCGAGCCAACGATTGCCTAAAGATTTATGAATGGACCCTCAAATTCTTTGAAATAAAATCATGAGGGAAATCATAGAGTATCTTATATTTACAGTCATTTTCATCGCTAGTTCAGCGACCTTTATTTGGCTTATCATTTCCATATTAACAAACATTTACAATGACTGACGAAAGATTCGAAAAGGTAGATTTACGACTTAAGGTTCCAAGGTGGATTTTTGATGCTTTGAAGGAATATTGCAACAAATTCGGATCAACTCCGAGTGCCACAATAGCGCCGCTAATCATGGCGTTTTTAGGTCATTCCTCACGCGCGCGTCATATTTCTTCCAGAAATATGAATATATATAGTATACCAAACAAAAACAAAGAAATTGGAAAATCTGAGAATGAAACACACTCCACGATACCGGAAAACTTTTCACCACCGGAAACCATAAGCGAAGAGTTTGGAATAGATCATAAGCAAGCCCTTGAGATATTCATAGACTGGGCGAAATCTCAAGGTCACGAAAAGGCGGATTGGGACGCTACCTTCCGAAACGCTTGCAGGACTTGGATTAAGGAGCGCTTACCCGAAAAAGAGGTTGACGAATGGGAAGGCATTAAACGTTTGTGATTGATTTTTCATTAGCGGAGATTGCGGTTCTCTCAGCTTCCATGCGCGATGAATCGGGCCGATCCTCGGCCATCGCATTGGAGCATCTCACCGAAGACGACTTTACTTCGCCCACCCGCCAACAGATATTTAAAGCCATCGCGAAACATTCGCCCGACGTTAACGAGGTTGACGTGATGATCGAACTTCCTGACCTCGCAAACGAGGTTACGGAGATATCCGCGCAGTACGGAGGCGGACAGATCGACAGATACGTCGACCAGGTAATCGAGCAGAGAAACGCCAAGTCGGTGGAGAA